GGAGGTTTTACCGCGGCGCTGGCTCCGGCTCTGGTACCACTGCCATTTTTTATCCGCCTCATCAAATGCCTTCTGCGCACTGGCGAGCATATCCGCTGAGGACTCAGGACGACCGATATCCAGAATGGCATCCCACATCGATTTGAATGCCTTCCCGGTTTTATCCGCCCAGGTCTCCAGTGTCCCCATGTTTTCTTTCAGGCGACGGGTCTGCTCATCAAAGCCTTTCGTGGCGATATCGTTCGCCGCCTGTAAGGCCCCGGCCTCATCACCGGAACGCTGCAGCTGCGCAACATACGCAATCTGCTCTGCCGTCACGTTACGGAACTGGCGCGCCATCGCAATCAGCCCCGACGTAGGGTCGGTGGTCAGCTTCCCGAAGGCTTCAGCGACTTTATCCACCTCCACACCGGATGCAGACGCAAAACGCGCGACACTCTGGTTGATGGCATCAAACTGTTCACCACCACGCACACCGGCATTCACCAGGGCTGCCAGTGACTCTCTCGCCTGGTTAAACGTCAGCCCTGCTGCCTGCCCGGCTCTTGAGAGAGTCAGCATACGATCGGCAGTCAGTCCGGACTGATTACCGGAAAGAACCAGGGTTTTATTAAACGCTGAAAGCGTGGAATCTCCCTGGTACCAGGCGTACACCAGCGCACCTGTCGCCACCGCCAGCGAGGTGACCCCGACCATCGGCAGGGTGATCGCACCGGCAAGCCCCCTGAACATGGGGATCATCCCGCCGAAGGAGTCCTTCACCTGACCGCCCTGTTGCAGCAGGATCAGCCAGGGATTCTGACCACCGGCAAGCTGCGTGGCGATATCCGTAAACTGTGCGGGCAGGGTTCGCATGGCCGCTTTATACTGCCCGACGGAAATCCCGGCTTTTTGTGCAGCCAGCGCCTGGCGGCTCAGGCCCTGTTCAACAGCACTGGCGGTTTTTCTGACGTCGGTATCCAGACCTGAAAAATGACGCCTTACCCGGCTCATCTGCTCATCGAAACGGACAGCATCCAGACTCAGGTCAATAACAAGATCACCAACCGGCTGGGACATATCTCACACCTCCCGGAATCCCCGCTGAAGCCATCATTAATGCGGCATCATCCACCATGACATCCGCCACATCCGCAGACGATAAAATATCGCGCCCTCCGTCCCCACCGAACCGGACGCCTCCGGCAAGTCCTGCCGCTTTCTGCATCAGCATTTTGTCCTCATCCGGCCTCTCCACCTGCTCTTCCTCATGCCGGGGGACAAGCAGACTGAAATCAGAGGGATGCATATCCGGATCGCAAAAAAACAGGCTGAGTACAGCGTACGTCAGCCCGGAAAAATGCATATCCAGCTGGGTATCGTGAAAATAATGCATGCGGTAAAAATGTCGCCAGTCGGCATATTCGGTGGATGTCATCCCGGCAAGCATGGCGCGCCAGTCAGGCCTCCCCATCTCACGCGCCAGTCTGAGGGCAAAATTCAGCTCGCCGTCGAAGACTTTCCCGCAGAAAAATCATCATCAGTCAGCGCGTTATTTTTCGCCACTTCGGTAATATCCGTATCCACATGAACAGGCCCGCTCATCCCGGACAGACGCAACACCACATCTTCCGCCCGGGCAATGGCATCAGCAGGCCAGGTGGTCAGGACTTCCTGCTCAATCTGCATCACGGCCTCATTCATTGACGGTGACCCCGTTTTCTGCGGATGGTTATGCCACAGGGACATCGCCACCAGAAACGCGCCGGTTCTGACGAGATCTTCCACGCTTACCTGCAGGTTGCCGCTGGATTCTGCCTGTTCTGCACGCCGTTTCAGGAGGGCAAGATGCTCAATACGCTGCAGCGCAGACAATTCGGAAAGCGTGACAGACACACCGTTATATTCAAATTGTTCTGTTTTCAGAAACATGTATGACCTCCGTTTACCCTGCAGCGCCCGCTTCAGTAACGGTGACTTCAGCTACCGTGGCAAACTGACCATTACCGGAAATCACGGGGATACTCACTTTTCCAGCCTTAACCCCCGTCACAGTGATCACCATATCTTTCACAGCAATGGTTCCCGTTGACGGATCGGCGGAAACCGCTCTGAACGTCTTGTCGGTTGCACTTTCCGGCTCAAAAGAAACAGTCAGGGTGGTTGTTTTTCCTTTTTCCACGGTACCGGATGTCGGTGTCACCTTAATTGCAGTGGCCGGCGTAATTTCGCTGCGTTCTTCCGCCACGGAAGGTTTGCCCACGTTGGTCACTTTCACTGTTCGGGTGATCACTTCTTTCGCCGTCACTGCCTTACCGATACTGCTGATCCAGCCACGAAACACATCCACCGTGCCATTCGGAAAACGGATTTTATAGGCCCGCACATCCCCGCTTTCAAACCAGCCTATAAGCCCTTTCTGACCTTCTTCTCCCGGTTTCCAGGCCAGTGTAAAACTGGTATCACCTGCAGATTTCTGTCCCTGCCCGGTCGCGCTCCAGTCCGCGTCTTCATCATCCAGGTAGTTATCATCGTAGGATTCTGCCGTCATCTCGCCCGGCGTCAGATCCTTCACCTTAGCCAGTCGCTGCCAGTCATCATCTGACAACGGGTTTGCATAAGCATCACCCTTGCCGGTGTAAACCCACAGAGTGGTACCGGCACCTTTTACCGGCGCCAGGGGATTTGGTGTTGGCATATCGTCCTCACATCTCGTATGTAATGGAATAAGTCAAATCTGCAGAGCTCCATAACGCCATATCGTCATCACGACGATAGTCATAGCCCTGCTGAACCATCGTGGTAATCATCCCTGCCAGTGCAGGGATCGCGGACATCGCCGGATAAATCCGGGACTCCATCCACGAATCCAGCTCTGAATCCGGCACCTGAGCAGGCAGGAAAACTTCAATATGCAGTGTGGCCCGCCAGGTATCCGCATCCAGCTCTTCACCGGTATACTCTGCATCCGTCAGATAAACCGCGACCGCGGGAAAATCCTCTTCGTCAAAAACAACGGGGCGACCATCAAACAGCGTCGCCCCGTGTTCATGCAGCTCCAGTGCATCCAGCACTGCAGCACGGATATCAGTATGTTTCATCGTTTTATCGCAATCCTCAGTTGTTGTTTCAGCGCATATGCCAGTTCTCCGGGCAGGCGTTCACGCCGGATACGGTCAACATTCTCATCAAACGCCTGTTTCAGTGGGGCCGCCATCGGGATTTTCACCACATCAATGGGGTAACGGTTTTTCCCGGCCACACGCTGCATGACATGCCAGCGACCATTTTTTAATCGCTGAATAAATGCCCGCTGATACCGATGCTGACCGGCTTTGAGTATGCTGTCCGGACGACGCCCCGGCATCCTGATCCCCAGCTTAATCACCGGGAGATCACCGCGGTTAACGATAATTCTGGCATTCGGATTTCTGACCGTGGCCCGTTTCAGTCTGGACCGTTCCTTTACCAGTTTCCGGCTCACCCTGGTCTCCCGGGCAACCTGTGACGAAGACTGATTAATCGCCGTTGTGGCCACGCGGTTAATGGCCATTGCTGAAGCCGCCGGAATGGCGTTTTTACGAACCCGGCTCAGATTTTCAATCGCCTGATCAAGCCCTTTTATCGCCATAATTCACCCTGCGTTTATCGTCGCCGGTTAACTGCCGGTGGTTGCCCACGGTTGAGCCAGAGATAACAACTGCCCCCGTCATCCGGAGAAACACGATCCACCCAGAATGTCTCACCATTAATGGTCAGCGTGTCACCACGCCGCACAGCACGAACCGTATCCGTCCGTACAAATAATGACGGGCAGCTTCCTTCAATACGGACCCCGCTACCGGCAAACCCCAGCGACTCCGGATCGTCAAAAACCCCCTGAACTTCGCTGCCACACTGTGCCCCCGAGGTGAACTGCGCACAGAGCCCCATCACTTCAACAATCGTGCTGTCCACCCCGGCAAGGGCAGCATCAAAGGCATTCTGAAAATCACGCATGCTCAGCCGTTCCGTGCTGTATCATGGCTGTCGCCAGTGGTGATGGCACCAGAACACGCATGCCCCGGTACGTCAGTTCAACGGGACGGCCTGTCTCCGGGCAATACCCCATCACATGCAGGCATTTCCGCACACGGACCGCTTTAACATCATCCGTAGCATCAGTGTTGTGCAACTGCTCACCATCGTCTGTGTGATTTTGCTCAGGCCCGCTCTCATCACCAGGCATAATGCCCTCCCGGGAAGCAGCAAGCTCCTCTTCCCACTCAGACACACGTTGCGCAATATCCGCAGCACTCCCCGACATATCCGCCTCGCGCCCCAGCAGGCCAGCCAGTTGACGAAGATGTTTCTGATTTTCTTCTTTTGTTGCCATATCAGCCCCCTGTGAAAAAAGACACGGGGGCATTTCGCCCCCGCTCACGGATTATTTCACCTGCACCACCACAAACTCATCCGGATCCGGCAGCACCATCAGCGGTGCGGACTGCGTCATGGTAAATTCACGGGCCGGATCGCCCACGGTCAGCCAGTGTTTCGGGTAACGGGAAGAAGCCACCACACCTTCGGACAACGCCTGCGCATCCTGAATGGCACCGTAACAACGGATCCCATCTGCAGCCGTATTTCCCAGGACCAGCGTGCCCTCCGGCAGATAACGTTTTTCGGTACCGTCCTCTGCCACATAAGACGTTTTCGCCACCACAATGGCCAGATCGCCGTAATACCCTTTGAAAGACACCACCGCCCCCAGGTCTTTCACTGCCGTTTCGAGTTGTGAATTTGAGCCGCGACGGGTATCCAGTTTTTCGCGGAACAGCTTAAAACCATTCAGCAGACGCCAGACAGTACCGTCCATAATGGCAATATTCACAAGACCGCTGGCCTGGTCGCAGTAGAGGTCAAGATCATGTGTAGGATCGAACGTGTCACGATCCTGTTTTGACCACTCCTTACCACTACCCTGAGTGATGTTATTCTTCGTCGACCTGCCAAAATCGACCTCAATTTTCTCGAACTGGTCTCCTTCCATCGTGTATTTGCCATACAGCACGGCATTCACCGCCTGCATTTCTTCCACCCGGACAATGGCGTGCTCTTCCTGTTTGAGGTTATCAGTGATGATACGCAGACGACGGTAGGCCGGGTCGTTCAGCTGAGCCGGATCTTCACCGGGAAGACGCTCAACCGCCTGCTGGTAATTAAATTCGTGTTTCGGCTTGACGTAGCCCGGACGTAACACGCGGGTTTCACCACCACGATGACGCAGCACTTTTCCTTCAACAACCGGGGAAACATAGGCCGCCACCGGCGTTTTTCCGGTAATTTTGTCCAGCATCACCTCTTCGGTATGGAAATTCACCGTACGGCGGAAAAACAGCTCCAGAAACAGCGCACGAAATTTCACTTTTTGTTCGGTATAACCGAGTAACTGGCGGGTCGTAAACAATCCCATAAATCAGTTCCTTTCATTCAGAAATCAGTCAGGCCACCGCGGTGGCCTGATAACGTGTTACGGCAGCGCCGCGTGACTCAGGGCACTGCCGGCAAAGGCGTTGGCCTTTTTGTGTTCATCCACACTTTCAGGCCAGCGGATTGCCTCCGTCGCAAAGGTCCCCGACTTGTAATAGGTCAGCGCCGTCTCTGTGCCTTCAAGCGGCAGTACCAGTATGCCAACCGCACTACCGGCTTTCTGTCCGTCCCAGACCACCAGTTTCCCGGTGGCCTCATCCAGCATCAGGGGCGTCAGTGCCGGTGTTGCCGAGGAAATCCCGCTGCTGCCTGTGGCGGTATGAGCCGGATCATTACCGGCAAAAATACGTACTTCCACACGCTGTTCAGTGATAGTTTTCGTCACCATATTGTAAAAACCTCCTGTTGATGGTCAGCACTGGCTTCATGGCATGGCCATGAGCATTTTCACGTCCGCATCACCGTCTGCTGACGTCTGTGGCACGCCACCCTGTACCGCTGCCGGTGAATGGTTCGCCATGATGCGTTCAAACATGGCGGTTGTGGATGCAGAGACCGGTTCTGCCTTACCTGATCCCGCAGCCAGCACAGCCCGGGCGCTCTCCACAGTCATTCCCGGGCAGGCAGCCAGCTGTTCAGCCTGCGCCTCAGCCCCTTTTGCCTCATCCAGTGCCATGATCTGATCACGGAGTGAGGGTCCGGCATCCGCCTGCGGTGAAGCAGCCAGGATCGGGCGGGCTTTTTCCACCGTCATCTCCGGCATCGCCGCCAGCGTTGCCGCCAGTTGTTCACGACCTTTCGCTTCTTCACACGCCATAATGCGATCGGCTTCACTCTGCGCGGATGCCACCGGCTGCTGTGGTGCCGCCGCGGCCAGAATCGCCCGGGCCTGTTCAACGCTCATGCCCTGTTGTCCTGCCAGCATCGTGGCAAGCTGTTCACGTCCTTTCGCTTCCTGGCATGTCAGGATCCCCATCACTCGCTGGTTCTCCTGCGCGGCGGCTTCCGTTGCAGTTAATTGCGGCATAGTGCCTCCTCTGACATTACTGTTCAGCGCCGTGGCCATCACACTGATGGCATCCGACGCATTGATTAATTCATCCGCCAGCCCGGCCTCAATGCCGGACTGACCTTCAAAAACGGCGGCCTCTGTTCCCGTGACAGCATCAACAGACAGACCGGTATACATCGCTACTTTTTCAGCAAACATCCGGCGCGCCGCATCAATGCGCTGTTGCATGTCCTGGCGAACCTCTGCCGGCAACGCTTCAAACTGATTGCCATCCACCTTGTGCGCCCCTGAGTAAATCAGCGTGATATCAACACCGGCCTGCGCCAGATGACCGGCATAGCTGACATGGCTCATCATCACGCCAATGGAGCCGATACGGGATGTCTGGGTAACCAGCCGTCGGGAGCAGGCCGACGCCAGCAGCATGGCTGCAGAGCAGGCCGTGTCATTGCACAGTGCCCAGACCGGCTTCTGCTGACGGAGGCGGTAAATCATGTCAGCGCAGTCAAACGCGCCGGCGGCCTGCCCGCCCGGACTGTCAATGTCCAGCAGTACGCCCCGCACCTGGCTATCCGCCATTGCCTGCTGAAGACAGGCGACAATGCCGTCATAGCCTGTCATTCCGGAAAATGGCCGCATACCCCCCAGCCGGTGCACCAGCGTGCCGGTCACCGGCAGTACAGCAATACCGTTCACCACCCGGTAAACACGGGCCGGTCGTTTACCTCCGGCCATGTACTCGTCCGTTTCAGCCAGCATTCCGGGAGCATC